GAGCCTGTCTCGCATTTGCATGTACTGGTCCATCGGCATGTTGCGGATGTCCTCCGCACTTAGCGTCTGCTGCTGCTCCGTCTGAGTTTCCATTGGCCCAACGGGAGGCGCCGTTACCGGCGACCCCCTCAGCCCGCTGGGGGCGGACTGCTGGATTGCTTCCAGTATAGCACTACTACGGTCCTTTAGGATCGCAATAGAGTTGTCGATCTCTTCCTCGGTGGTTCCCGAGACGAGATCACGCAGTTCGGGAATGATGTATTCCTCTTCCTGCTGCATCGCCCTGAGGCGATACTCCTCTAGTTCGCGGAAGCGGCGCTCCTTGTCGAGCATCGCATCCTGCGCTTCACGCTCTTCTTCGATCTTGGCAAGCCGCTCTTGCCACTCCGCTTCCACGGAGTTGATCTTCTCGTTGAACTCGGTCTCCCGACGAGCGATCAACTCCTTGGCGCTGAGTTCCTCTTCCTCACGCTGCTTGGCGACTTCGGCCTCGTAAGCGGCCAACTTCTCCGCAGCGTCCTTGGAGGACTTGTGCTCATCCGAGAGCGTCGTCAACTGGTCCTCAAGAGACTTGACACGCCCGTCGGACTCTTCAAGCCTCTTGTACAACTTGTCCTTCTCCTGCTGACGAATACGCTCCACGTCGGACTCGGTGAACATTCGTCCCTCGGCCGACTCGGCCACGCCCACGTCAAAGCCGACCTCAGCGGTCTCCGACTCGGCGGGCGGCACGGTCACTTCATCGGGCGCCGCAGCGTCCTTCTTTGCTCCTGCCATAACTGCTCCTTAACTGGTTTGGCGGATACTGTCTGGTTTAGTAGAACTTATTCGCTGTCACTTGTCGGGATACGGCGCTGGGCGAACCGGGCGCCGTAGGCCCGCTGAATCAGTTTATCTAACAATCCGGCATCAGCGCCGGATACCATCGGGGCTGGGAACGTCTGTTCCTCTCCCCCTCCCTCACCGCCGACCGGCTCCGCCCCCTCGGGGGGCAGCATTCCGGTAGCGGCGAAGATTGCCTGCTGGACCTGAGCGTTGAACATCTCAAGGGTCCCAGCATCGAGAGCGTCTTCCATCTGCTCCTCAAAGACCTCGGCCATCTTCTCGTTCGGGAACTCCTCACCGAGAATCTTGAGGGCGCCCCGCTTCGACTCAAGGCCGAGGGTCAGTTTGGCCTGAATCTCGTTGAGCGTGATGAGTACGTCCACCGGCAGCGGGTCGGGCCAGTGGATGGTGGTCTTGTAGGTCAGCGGGTCCGTGGGGTCCAACTGGATGGCGTTGTCCTTCTCAGGATACTCAGCCACAGAAGCGTCGTACAACAGCATCTGGGGCTCGAAGACAGCGGCCGTACGAATGACCAGTTCGTTGACCTTCTCAAGCCCCTTGGTGAAGTGCGACTTCTTCATGCTGTAGCGGTTCATCATCGGCTGGTACTGGATGGCCAGTGCCACGCCGCTGGTGTTGGAGATGGGCTGGGTCTGGCCTAGGGCCGTTTCGGGAACGCCCGTGATCTCGTGCATGGTCCGCTTGATGTGCTGAATGTATTCAAGCGCCCCCGCCATCTCGCCACGGGACTCCAGATTGAATACGTTGCTGTCCTTCGGGAGACCGGCCCAAACCTTCTTCGGGCCCCTCTCCAACTGACTCGCCTTGGCCCCGGTGATGATCGTCACGGGAGCAGCGTGATAGTTGATGATGTCCGACACCTCGGACATCTTCTCATTCAACTCTCGGTTGAGCGGGATGATGTCCCAGATGTCACTCTGGCCCCACGGAGACGAGGAGATCGTGGTGTTAGGGATGTGTACGACAGGAATATGGCCGATGGCGTTCGGGTAGGTGTCCACCAACTCATCGTTGATGTACTGCTCTACCGTGTCGTCGGTAAGAATCTCAGTGAAGGTGTACACCTGCCGAGTGCCCTCAGGAGCGGTACCCCAGAAGCGATACTTCAACTTGAAGCGCAACAGTCGGGTCCGGTCGTGGGGGTGGTACTCGGGAAAGCAGTGGGCCGGGTTCAGGGGCAGAATGCGGACCCTGCCCGGCATTGGGATTCCGATGGGATCGACGTACGGCTCCTCGTAGGCCACCTTGACGAAGCAGTCCCCGGTCACCGAGGCCAACTGGCCCATCTCCCAGAGGACGTGCTCCTTGTTGTTGTGGTGGTCCCACACGGTGTTTAGGAGGTGAGGGATAATGGCGTTGTTCTGTTCCGGGGTACGGAAGTACACGCCCTTACCAAAGCAAAAGTTCGTGATGTAGTCCGACATTGTGCGGACGTAGTTCAGGTAGAACTGTGATTCACCGAACTCACGGCGGTACGCCCAGTGATGCCCAAGGTACCACGCCCACGCTGCCGAATACCGGTTCAGCCGTGGGCCGTGGACCTCGAACTCTTCATCGGCCAGTTCAACAAGGCCGAGCGGGGAGATAGCGACCGTGAGATCACTGGCCGAGGCTCTATAAGATGGCGACCAGAAGTCAACGGCCATAAGAGTGTGGAATCCTCAGGGGGGCGGCTACCTGATTCAAGTATACACCATCAATCGCATAAATCAGTGCGGCAGGAACCGCCCCCCTAACCTCGTCTACTAACAACCGTAAAGTGTCACTCATGTGGGCATCCCGCACACTACCGTGGCGGCTAGTCAACCAGAGAAGCGGTACCCTTAGTACCTAGGCGGGCAGCGACGGCGCCCTTCACAACGGACAGGGCCGCTGCAACTCCAGAACTGAGAACCAACTTCCAGTTGTCCACGCCCAGATCAAGGACGCCGTTGGTACCGATGGCACCAGCGGCGGCCTGAACGAACGTAGCGACAACCCGTTCAACGAGGTCTCGGTTAAACATACTAGTATCTCCTAGATGGAAAGTAAGGACACCCCCAGCGGGGTACTACTAGTATACCCCCATTACCCCTTGGACGTGTACTCCTTGCCACGGTAATACGACCATCCGTCTCGGATCGTGACCATCTCCACGTTGAACTTGCCGTCCCCCTCCTCGTACTGGACCACACACAGGCCCTGCTGCCAGTTCTCGTAACGGGTCAGAGGCCGACCATCCAGATCGGTCCCGCCCTTGGTGGAGGGCACGGCCCCGTCGATACGTGCGAGGCACCCGGGAGAAGCCGCCAGCACCGTGCGAGGCCCATCGTAGTCCTCCCTCGTCTGCTCGGCCCATTCCCGACGATGGATATGTCCGTAGAGCACGGAAACCTTTTCTCGCTTGAGGTAGGCGTGGGCCGTGCTGCTGCCCGAACGCACCAGATCACCGTGGATGACCTTGATGTGCTCGTTGATCCACACGCACGAGGCGGGGTACCCGGCGAGGTACTCAATGTCGTAGTCGTCCAGACGGCAGAGATTGGGCACACTCAGAACGGGCCAACTGTCCGGGGCCTTGCCGGGACGGATGCCGAAAGCCGCAGCAGCGTTGTCCAGCATGAAGGTGGTCAGGCGCTCTTCGTGGTTACCGGCCAGCCACTTGATCTCGGCGTTGGGCGCAGCAGCACGAAGGAGCGCACAAATCTCAGTCGCCCGGTCCACCGCCGCCTGCGTGGTCTGCTGGAACGCCGGGGTGACCCGGTACTTGCCGAGTTCGGGCAGGTCAAGATTGTCGCCAACCAGAACCACCAGATCGGGGTTGGTGTCTTTGACGATCTCCGTGGCTAGGGCTATCGCCAACTCATCGTGGGTGGGGGACAGTTCCCCGGACTTGTCCCTGAAGTACCCGATCTGCATGTCGGGGAGCACGACACAGGTCTTCAGGCCCGCCTTCTTCTTGGCGGGAGGACTCTTGGGAAGTTTGAGGACGGGACCGGGCTGGATGACGGGCCACGCCGGTCCCTCCTCCCACGCCGGAGAAATCTGGATGCCAACCAAGTCGTGAATCTGTGCTTCACCGTCTGCGTCCTTCGTCAGGGACTGGTAGAGGGACACCTTCTTGATGTCCCCGATGTCCTCAATGTCAATGTCGTGCCTCTTCAGCAGGTCCGCCAACTTACCGATGGCGTGCTTGGGGGGCCCAGCGTCCAACGTGTCTTCCAGAGACCTACTCATGGTTATCACTCCCGTTCCGGCAACTACAGGACTGTCGGAGGTGGCGCTGAATGGTAGCGGACGACAGGGCGTGGCCCTGACTTGTCAAGACGCTCGCCAACCAAGAAGTGGAGTAGACCTTGCGCTGTCCGTTGTTGGGGTCATGCCTGACCCTCTCCAAAGCCCGGTCAAGGGCGTCCCGCTCCTCGTCAGACAAGCCCTCCCGCACCCTCGCAAGCAGGCACTGTCTCGGGATGGGGCTACGCAGGGGCGTATCCAGCGCTTCAACCAGAGTGACCTTCGTCGGATCGTTATCCACAGCATGTGCTCCTTCTCTTGTGACTCATCATACACGACATAAACGGCGTCGCAACACCCTCAGGACTTCTTCTTGGGCGGGGCCTTTCTATGGGGACGCTGCTTGGGGACAGCCTCCACGTGCCACTCTAGGTGGTCGGTGAGCCGCTCGCCCGTGTCGTCCACTCGCTTCTTCACGTCTCGCAGGGTCTCCTGAATGGCTGTCACCTTACCAGAGACCATGGCGTGGTCCCTCTGGTTCTCTCCCCGTAGCCGCCGGAAGACCAGTCCGAGAGTCGTGGACGCCCCTGTGATGAGGGCGGCAATGATCAGTCCCCACGCCTCTGTCATTGTGGGTCCTCCGGCAGGGGGTCCACGCTGGACCTCTGGTCGAACTTGGGCCGCAACCGGTTACCTCGGCCGATCTCCAGCGTACCCTGACGCCGTTCCCGCTCCTTGGTGTGCTTGGCCTCTTTCTTCTCTTCAGCCCGTCGAGACTTCTCTGCGTTACGCTGCCGGGCGTTCCACTCTGGGTCTTCTCCCATCTCCCGTCTAGCGTGGGTCCAGATCACGGCCTGAGCGCCCCCCGCAGTCAGCGCCTCGGTCACCTCCTCGCCGCGTACGTTATACGATACGCTGAGCAACTCGGTCGCCCGAATAGTGGCCTCGTTGTTGAAGGCGTGTAAGACCTGCTCCTTGGAGATGTTGGGGGCCCCCTTGGGCGTGGTCAGGAGGCCCTGACTACCGCGACCCTTGGTGATTGCGTCAGATACGAGATCCATGGCGGCCATCGGCTTATTGACGCCACCACCCCTAGCAGCAGCACGCTCTGCGGTAACAGCGTTCATGTATACATCTTCAGCCGTCTCAGACGAACGGACGTTCGGCGTGTAGTGGGAGAGTTCGCTCGCAGAGAACAGGGAGCCCTGATCCGGGGACACGTGGTAGTGCGTGACGTTTCCGTCAGCGTCCTCACGATACCACTCTTCCCCGTGGACCTGCTGATGACGGCGTCGGAGAACAGCGGTGTTGTAGGCTGTTGGGCTACCGGTTAGTGCGTCCGGGTCGCCCCCCAAGTGGATGTTGGTGGCGTAAGAGGCCGTCTTCGGGGCGTCGGACACGTCCGAAAACGACAGACTGTCTCGGGCCACCGTTACGGCTTTCGCTGCGAAATCCCTGCTCGCAGAGTGCTGCTGAACGTCGCTAACGCTAGACGGAACGTGATCGCCAGTCGCGTGGGCAGCGAACCCCAATGAGGCAATGGCCTTAGGGCTCAGAGAGCCTAGACGGTGGGCACCTGAAGGAACTGACTCCCCGGGTGGAACTATGAGCGAGCCACGCTTGATCTCAGAGGACACTTCGTGCCCTTTGACACGGCGAAAGTCCCCCACCATGGGTGACATCTCCTCGGTAACCACCACCTCAGTATCCGGGTGACCCGCTATAT